TGCAGGTGTTAGCATTGCAGACATCGACGAAGTTATTCTAGTTGGTGGTATGACACGTATGCCTAAGGTACAGGAAACTGTAGAAAAGTTGTTTGGTAAGGCTCCACGCAAAGATGTCAACCCAGACGAAGCAGTTGCCGCTGGCGCCGCAGTACAAGGTGCTGTACTAGGTGGTGAACGTAATGACGTATTGCTGTTAGACGTTACTCCATTGAGTTTAGGTATCGAAACAATGGGCGGTGTGTTTGCCAAGGTCATTCAAAAGAACACAACTATTCCTACCAAGGGACAGCAGACATTCTCTACAGCTGAAGACAATCAGCCTGCGGTGACCATCAAGGTATTCCAAGGTGAGCGTGAGCTTGTGCAATACAATAAGTTGCTAGGAGAATTTAACCTAGAAGGAATCCAACCTCAACGTCGTGGCCAGCCTCAGATTGAAGTAGCCTTTGACATCGATGCTAATGGTATCATGAATATCTCAGCCAAGGACAAGTCAACAGGTAAAGAAAACAAAATCACGATCAAATCAGATAGTGGCTTGAGCAAAGAAGAAATTGAACGTATGGTTGTTGAAGCTGAACAAAACGCTGAATCTGACAAAAAGACTCGTGCATTGATTGATACTCGCAATCAAGCAGAAGCTACTGTTCATGAAATTAAAAAAGATCTAGAAGAGTTCAAGGATCAACTGACTACTGAACAAGTAGAAGAAATTCAAGCTGCAATCACAGCAGTTGAAATTGCCAAACAAGGCGATGACGCTGATAAGATTAAAGCAGAGCTTGAAAAAGTTTTTCCAGCAATGGCATCATTGATGGAGAAAAAGCAGGCCAAGGAACAGGCAGCTCAGGCGCCCCAACCAGAAGCCAAAGCAGATGACAATGTGGTAGACGCTACGTTCACTGAAACTAAGTCTAGCTAATTGTTAAGGGGGCACCTTCGGGGTCCCCATTGTTCTTACTTTATAAGGAGACTATTATGAACAATAACGCACTACAAAGAATTGACGCTATTAATAGAGCACTAATTGGTTTTGACACCATGTTTGACCAAATGGAACGCCGCTATGGCAATAGTGTTAATAACAATTATCCTCCACACAATATACTCAAGACTGGTGAGAATCAGTATGAGATTCAAATTGCGGTGACAGGATTTGAAAAATCAGAAATTTCTGTGACAGTTGAAAGCAACGTGCTTACTGTGAGAGGTGAAGGAGCAGAATCTGTTCGCCACGAAAATCCAGAGATTGTTTACCTGCACAGGGGACTTGCTAGCAGAGATTTTGCTCGTGAATTCCCACTTGCAGAACATATCGAGATTGCCGGCGCAGAAATCAAGAATGGCATGCTGATCGTTAAATTGATCCGCAATATTCCTGAATCTGAAAAGCCACGTGTAATCGACATTGTGGAAGTTAAATAAATTGATGGGGGAGCAATCCCCCATTATGGAGAACATAAAATGACAACAGACGTTAAAATTGATGAAAAAATTTCAGTAAGTGTACAACCTCCAAAGTTGTGGAAAGTTATACTTCTTAATGATGATCAAACTCCTATGGAATTTGTTATCGAGATATTAACTGGTGTATTCAAACATAATGAAAACACCGCAAAAAATCTAACATTAGAAATTCACAATACTGGGAGTGCCGTTGCAGGAGTGTATACTCATGAGATTGCCGAGACCAAAGGAATCGAATCAACACACCTTGCACGTAATAATGGGTTCCCACTACAGATTACTCTAGAACAAGAATAATGACCTTTGATGATGTTCGGTTGATCAAACATCAAATTACCGGGGCACGTAGATTTGGTTATTGGGTACACTTTAGAGATCAACGCCCCAGATCTCAGTCTAACGGCCGATCCGGCAAACTAAGTATAATACGATTTGTAGAATCAGCATTTGGTCCGTTAGGAACACGTTGGCAATATCAAAGATTTAATACCAACGATTATATTCTTAAACTTAATAGTGAACAGGATCTTGTGATGTTGATACTACGTTTTAAATAAAAGTGGATATCAAATTATGAGCCTAAAAGAATTAACCAAAGACAATCACACCAATGCAGAAAGACAAGAATTTGTAAAAATTCTGTTTTCAGGAAGTATAGATCCTAAGCTGTATGCTACCTATCTATACAATCAATTTCCCATGTATGAACTATTAGAAGTCTGTGCCATGCCGCATGGCCTGCTGACAGATATGCAGGGAATTTTACGAGCCAAACCAATTAGAAAAGACTTTGAAGAACTATGGGGCGATGTTGAAGATAGGCCTAAGCTCTGTCCAGTAGTCAAAGCCTACATGGATCACATTATGAATATCAAAGACGAGCCTAGGAAGCTAATGGCACATATCTATGTTCGACATATGGGCGATCTTGCCGGTGGGCAAATGATTGCCAAGAAAGTTCCGGGTTCTGGCAAGTATTACCAGTTTGAAAATGCCGACGACTTAAAGGCCGCAGTTCGTTTAAAAATTGACGACGACATGGCGGACGAAGCAAAAGTTTGTTTTGATTTTGCTACACAATTTTTTAAAGAGATGATGGAAATTGCAAACGTCAACAAGTAAAGTCTGGGACACGCTGATAGAAGTTCAGCAGCTATTAGAGAGCAGTTTTGATGAAACAGGAACAGAAGTCTTTGAAGCGGGTATGGATCGCTTTAACAGCCCTGGTTGGGTTAATCGTGTTTGGTCCAGTGATAGTTATCGTAGGGCTCACGTTGATGTTGTGGATGCTAGAGAGACCAAAGGACTCTGGATGATGCACTGTTGCATCTTTCCACATACGCACAATCCAGCACCTATCTTTGGATTTGATGTTATTGCAGGTAAGAACAAGATCACTGGATGTTTCTACGATTTCAGTGCTGCCGGAGACCCCGAGCATCCTATGATGGATTGGTTTCGAGACGAAGCTGATAAACTAGAATGGCGCAAAGAGCGGGCGCTGCCAGATTGGGCACAGCGTATATTCAGCAAGAGTATGGTGGCCGCAGCCAATGTCAGCGATGAAGAAGAACTAGCGCAGATCGTTGCCATGGCTAAAAACGGTGTTAAACATTATCTTGGTGCAGTGGGTGAAACAAACAACACCGCAGAAGATACCACTTATAACCAGAATTATTACGCACAAAATCAAAAACAAAACCCGCATACACCACGTGTAATGGTTAGTTTAGGACTTTCAGAAGAGGATGTCAAGGTGTTTATTCAAGAATGCCTGTTCCCAGAAATCAGCTAAATATTAGCTATGAGAGTATTTGAATTTCTAATTGAAGCAGTGGGCCTAAAGGGCGGAAGTCCCGGCGAAATTTACACAGATGCAAACGGTGTTGAATTTAAATTCCAAAACTGGAATTGGGAATTTCCTGCTGGGGAAGAACAGCAATACCCTACTATGCAAGACATGGAAGCCGCGGCACTTGAAAAGGCCGGCGGCGACAAGGGCAAAATTATCTGGATTAACAAACCTCTAAATAGAAGCAAGTCTTTTGCCTATGCAAGATTTGAAGCAGATGACGGACAAGAAATTCTAATCGGCAAGTTCTACGATCGCAAAAGCCCTAATAATACAATTTCTGACACTGAAGCTAGAACTGCTGCTGGTCTAACAGCAGGTGGTAAAGACAAGAAATCAAGTGCTGTGGTTAAATCTGATGCAGCATTAAAACCCTTGAATGTAGGCATTGGAGATGCTAGATCCCGCACAGCACAATCTATTATTAAAACTATATCAGCTCATAAAGACGGCGCTATGTTGACCGCAGGGTTGAATGCAGCAGTTAACGGCGAACCTATTGTATTTCCCGGAGCAGGAAAAATAGTCCCCGCCATTCAAGACGACTTCGGAGAAGTATTTGCCCCGATCGCAATGATTTCTGGGCACCCTCAAGTGAGCGGACAAATGCAAGAGGCTATCGCCGATGTATTCAAAGGCGGAGATTTGTCTGGTGCAACTATCAGTTATCCAGTTTCTTTGATTAACGGACTAGTTGATAGTTATATTCAGAAGGGCGGAATTGAACTAGCAGTTAGTTCAAAAGGCAAACAAGGAGCCAAAGGTTCCATTGGCAACATACACAAGGCCAAAGAAGATTCTGCAAAATCTTCTACAGGGCAAGCCTACATTGAAAAGTTTGCAGAAGCAGCTAGAATTCTAGATGTTTGCAAAGAACATCAGCGTTATGCTCCGTTGGTACTAGGAGTTGAACTTGCATTAATCAATCAACAAGAAGCAGATGCCATTAAACAATTGTTATCTAATCCTAGAGATCCCAAACAACAACTATCGGGAGATAAAGCCAATCCTTCGGCAATTGTCAAACCTGCTACCCAAGAAGACATTGTTAAAGTTCCCAAGCCACTACAACGCATTTTCAACATGGGTGGTTATAGAGGCGGTAGTTTTGTAGGTTTTATTTGTATTGCCAGAGTGGCTAAGTTAGTCGCAGATAAAGTTAACTCAGATCCTGCAATTGACTTCGGAGAAGCTATTCGCAGTTTCTTAAATAGTTCTGCAATGGTTCAAGTAAAGTGTGCAGTAGGTGCATCAGGCAATGATGCCAATGTAAAAACAATCAACGTCGTTTATCCCCCAAACTTTAAAGATAAAGCCAAGATGGAAGCTAACTGGTACTCAGGTAGGCAAATCAAAGGTGGTTTTAGCTTTAGCCTTCCTACCACGTAAACTGCTCAGTTAATCTAGAACAAATTCGCTCTAAATATATGTAACCGGGAGCGAATCGATGGTCATTAAAAAAACGCCTGCTAAAAAGGCGCCTGCCAAAACGCCTGCTAAAAAAACACCTGCTAAGAAAGCACCTGCTAAGAAAGCACCTGTTAAGAAAGCACCTGTTAAGAAAGCAACCAATTCTCCTATTGTAATTGATGTTAGTAGCACTACCAAATCAGCATCATCCATGCTGGACAAAGCAATAGACTTGATCAAATGGGTGGACAGCCCATTCAAACTGTTTGAAGTTATACTATTGGCCAGTGTGTTTTTCTTTGGTTATTTTGCCTGGGACAGCAGAACAGTTATCCTAAATGCCATAACCCAAAGCAGTAAAGTGACCAATCTCAAAGAAGTAAATCATCTCATACCAGTTGCTGCCAGTCTACAAAAAGATCTAGAAGCTGTGACTGTGATTGTACACAAAGCCAGTTTGGTAGTTAATACCAGAACAACCATGTTGGCCTTTGGCCCCAAAGGCAGAGACAACACATTGGACGGATTAATTTCCAGTTTGTTCAACAAAGATCCTGGACGCAACGCCGCAATTATTGGCATGCTCAACGGAGAAGTGGTTTGTGATAAACTAGATGTAACCAGCAAGTCATCAGAGTGGGAAAGCAAACAAGGTGCCACATTTATGTGTCGTGGTGGTATTCCTCCAGAAGTAGGCGACTTTGATGGATATGTAGCAGTTGGATTCAAAACTGAACCCTCAGACCTAGGCATGGTCAAGACTAGAATTAATCTAGCCACTTCTGAAATGTCACAATGAAATGGCGAATAATATTTTTATTATCACTTCTAAGTGCATCTAGTCTGGGTCAATCCTGTGATGATTGCATAGGCGGAGTTGTTGCCTCAGACACTAACACTTGCTTGGTATCTAATTTTTATAACATTGCATACACATTACATGATCCTAGCCTACGACATCAGCAACTATCAATATGGTTAACAAAAAATGGAGACAAGTGTGACAGTAAACAACTTGTGTTGATTTGGAATCGTCTTGCAGAATGGACAGGCGCAGCCGATTCAGCTGAATTGCGGGGCAAAATACTTTATTATTATTCCAGAGCCGAAGCAAAGGAACGCAAGGAAAAATCATAATGGACGGCATAACATGGTTTCCAATAGTACCTCCCAGTTACGCAAATGTGGATGGCATATTGGCCGATGTTCATGCAAGAAAAAATGAAGAACGCTGGCACGAATACAATAAACAATTAGTTGAAAAAATACATTTGAGAGATTACTTGTATGATGTGTATTTGAAAAGATCACACGAAAATCGTGTACTTATGGAAATATTCAAAGTGAGTACTATAGATTTTTACGTGTGACAATCACCGGGTGTTGGAAAAACAACATGTTAATTTTTTAACATGTTATAATAATAACATCGTAGTTTAATATTCTTGTTTTTACGAGTAAATACTTTTACTAACAGGAGCGACAGAATGATAGACGGAGTCAAGTCCGCCACAACTGCCCTTAAATCTGCGCAATCAGCAGGTAAAGAGCTAGGCGCAGTTGTATCAACCCAGCAGGCCGATATGGAGGCTACTGTTCAACACGAGCATCAAGCCCGTATAAAATCTAAACTAACAGAGCAACATCGCACATCAACATTGGAACTTCGAGCTCTTGAAAAATTCGAGTCCAAGATGAAGTATGAGCGTGATATTGCTAAATTAAAAGCTGATACTATTAAAAAATACGGTAAGGATGCTTGGGCCAAAGTAGAAGCTGAAAAGACTCTTATGGAAAAAGAACATCAGGCCGAATTATCTGCTATGGATCGTGATCGCCAACGACAGATAGATGTACTATGCTGGTGCTTTGTGGCTGGCGCTTTAATTACTTACTTTTTTAAACTATACAAATTATGAGACTACCACAAATTGTTCTAATACTGACACTGCTGATCACTACATTATTAATGTGGTTAGAGCATCAAATAAAGTAATTAACTGTTATCTACCTATATAGATCTGCGGCAGTGCTTCTTGGCGACGTTTTTCTTCAGTCGTTGGAAAGAAATTGTTGCCATATTGCGGATACATTTCTTGACGACTTTGTACTACCAGCATCATAATAAAACCATAAAAGAAAATTACTACAATAATGCCTATGCCTATCATCGCTTGACGAGTTGCCTGTTTTCTTCTTGCGGCCTTACGTTTATTTTCTATGGCCTGGCGTTGCATTTGACGGGTCACAAGAAGTTTTTGTTCAGTACCCATTTGCTTCATCATTTCTTCAACTTCAGTGTATAATGCTCCTAGTTCTGGCGGACTTTGATATACCATTAGTTCACGCAACTCTAATTCCATTTGTTGCAATTGTTTACGCATTAGCACACGCTGTAGGGCACGTTTTCCTATGCTGTCATCGCCTGTATAAACTTCAGTCTTGGCGCGACGCTCTTCTTCTTCAAACACAGCTATACATTTATAAAAGTTATCGTAGTATGTGCCGAGGTGATTGCCAATCTCTTGATAAATTCCAGTATGTTCGTTGGCATTGGCTTGTTTGTTTAATGTGATTACACGATTTTTTTCTTCTATGTAGGCATTTTTTTGTGCTGGTGTAGGAGGCTTTTCGGGTGGAAAGAGTTTGTGAAATTGGTCGTCAAGATCTTTGAGGACGTCTTTAACTTCCCCAGCAGCACCTTTTATATCTTTGTAAAGTTTACAACCAGCTTTAACAGCAGATACTGCCCCGTTAGCCAATGCAAACAGCGTTAATGGATCCACGGATTCGCTCCCGGCAATATGAGTATTTAACCAATTGACAAGTGATTGATCTGATGCTATAATATATGTACATTATCGGAGATTGCCATGAGAGTTAAATTGGTTTCAGACCTGCATTTAGAGTTTTCGGACATTATGATCCCCAACGATGCCAACTATGACCTACTAATTCTCTCCGGCGACATTTTGGTTGCTCAGGATCTGCACGATCATCCAGAACCTGCCAATACTGCGGATCAAATGGCCATTGCTAACAATACAGGATTGGGTCGCAGGCAGGCAAATGCACAGCGGTTCCGCGATTTCTTGAAGCGTTGCAGTTTCCAATTTCCACATGTGATTTACATTGCAGGCAATCATGAATTTTACAATGGTAAATTCTATGCTGGTATTGATTACCTGCGTGAAGAGTGCGCCAAATATCCTAACATTTACTTTTTAGAAAATGACACTAAAATAATTCAGGATAGGAATCACGAAACCGGTGAAGTATCAGATATTGTGTTTATGGGTGCCACACTTTGGACTGACTGCAACAAGCATGATCCATTCACGCTTCATGCTCTTGGCGACATGATGAACGATTTTAGAATTATTCGAAATGATCAAGCTGGCTACAGATCTCTTAAGCCTGCTGACATTGCCGATCGTCATCGCAAGACACTGCAATACTTTAGGACTGTGATGGATGGCTATCCGCCAGAACAGAAGTTTGTAGTAGTAGGACATCATACACCTAGCCATGCAAGTTGTCATCCCATGTACGCACACGACTATATCATGAACGGTGGCTATCACAGCGACCTAAGTGATTTTATTCTTGACCATCCACAGATTAAACTTTGGACTCACGGACACACTCATCATCCGTTTGATTATGTAATTGGTAGCACTCGAGTGGTATGTAATCCTAGAGGTTATGAAAACGATGGCTACACTGAAGATACAGGGTGGAATCCCAACATTATATTGGAAGTCTAATGTACGCCTATTCAGAGGAATGGAAGAAGTTTAAGCCGCCTGATGATGTTCTACAAAAATGTCATCAGGTGCTTATCACCGACAACGATGCTGAGACCGCAGGAGAACCTTTTTGGAAAATCAAGAAATGGTGCTTGGCACATTGCAAAAGCTATGTTTGGTTTGACGTCACTGATGTGTCAGATGCCAGTGGAATGTGGGATGAAATTGCCTCCTACTGGTTTCATGATGAAAAGGATGCCGTAATGTTTACACTAAAATACAAGAGCGGAAAATGAACACTAGACTTAAAGAACTTAAACAATGTGCAGGTATAGATTTTAATCCTGACCAAGAAGGTTTAGATCTATTTGCTCAATTGATTATAGAACGATGTGTAGAATCTTTTCACCAGACTCGAATGGCTGAAACTACACTTGAACAACATTTTAGACGTGCGATAGGATTAGAATGAGCAACGAAGAATTAATCAAAGCCCTGCGTGGAATTCAATTTATTGTTATCAATACCTGCTATGGCGGATTTGGACTCAGCGGCCGTGCTGAAAACGAATACAAACAGATGGCAGGTATAACTGATCCGGCGTGGTACGGGCGAGAGATTCCTAGAGACGATCCTTATCTTGTAAAAATTGTGAGAGACCTAGGCATGGCAGCAAACGGCGCACACGCCAATCTAAAAATTGTCGAAATACCGGGCGATGTCGAATGGGAAATTGCAGAATATGATGGCAACGAATGGGTGGCTGAAAAGCATAGGACCTGGTCGTGAAAGTCACTGTGCATCATTGGCGGTTTGAGGACGGCGACACTAGTCCTAATCCCGGAAATCCTTTTCCATTGGATCCGGCACCGCGTGGATGGTACTGCTGGGTCTATCCCGAAGATGACGTTAAGTTTGAAGAATGGATGGCAAGGATGTGCCCAACAGCAGATTGTACAAGGCGATTTAATTCAGGCGATCCTATGACCACTGTCTACATCAGCGAGGACAGCGAAGCTACTGCATTTCAATTGAGGTGGATGTGATTTCAAAAGAAAAGTACAAGGAATTTGAACAGCATTGGATTATGGAATTCATACGTAATCCCGACTATCGACTTGGACAGGCATTCTTGAATTATTTTCCAGAAATTGGCAAACACTATCTCAATGATGGAGATCTCGGACACAATGAAGAACACAGGCTTTGGAATACTCGAGACCTAAAAGAAGCCAACACTATTATACAAAAGTGGATCAATGAGTAAACCAATTGTAATGACTCCTAGTCAATGGGCCGGTGTGCTTGAACGTATTAAGCAACGTGAAAAACCTTCAGTCTACCTTTCACGAGAAAAGATGAAAGCGGTGCTAGGGTTTAGTGTACGAAAACATCAAGAATATGTTAAAGATTCTGAGTATGTTCGCCCGGCCGTTGGCGGCGAGTGGTATCCTGTATTAGAGTTAGGATGGTATGAAGGCAAAAAACATATGACTACCGTTCGATTGGATTTTTACGATGATCAAAAACGCACAATGTTCCTGTTAAAATATGGTAATGGCCAAGACTAAAGTAGCTTCGCTGAATGAACTACTAGCCACTAGAGCTAGGGCTGTATTTCCCTACAGAGTAAACTTCGATCAAATAACTCATGCTCAAATTGAAGAAATGGCTGTGTGGTGCATAAACAATTGTCGAGGATTATGGCGAGAGGAGCACTACCACGCTCTGTACTTTCAATTTGAAGATGACTACGATGCCATGATGTTCATGCTGAAATTTGGCGGTAGGGGAAATGTCTAAAATGAAAATCAATTGGCAGCGTGATCACTGGGGTAATGAATATATTATTTTAGGCGATCCTCCTAAAAAGACTACATATAGATATACTATAGTAGGAGATCGTGTGGAAGAAATTAAAGAAGTCGTTGTCCATACATTCACAATGGGCGACGTTGACGATCCGGACTTGTATGCTGCTCAGCCGCTTTGGGAATGGCAAGAGAGCGAACAAGGTAAATGGGTAATGGAGTATGCCGTTGAAACTCCTGTATGGCATAGAATGGTAGATCATTTTGATCGTGGTTATCGGTATAAGGTCACTGCTAAATTTCAAGGCGCTAGACTAACAGAATGGTTGTTAAGGCACACTAAATGAGAACTCCATACGAAGCAAGAACCAGCACACTATTCAAGGCCATGAAAGCTGAAAATCATCTCAAGGTAGATCAACGGCTTATGGAGTTGTTGGGCACCTATAGCATGATAGTTCTACCCGACGAAGACTTTGCAGAAAAACTCACATGGTGCCTTGAAAATTGTCAAGGCAAATTTAGAGACCTCAGTGAGCAAAATGGCCGTGCTTGGTATTTTCAAAACGAAAAGGATGCAACCATGTTTGCAATGAAATGGTCATGAACTTCAGTCCGGAATGTATAGCCAGTATGGGCGAATGGGTTGGAAAACAACAAGTTATGTTAGAACAAGAAATGATAGAAGCTAAGGCTAAGGAAATGCAAACCGAAATTGACCGTGAGATTCTTTGGGGTCTTTTTGAAGGTATCGGGTGGACTCGATTTAAAATCAGTCGACTCACGGACAATAATCATGCTGTAGACATTTCATATTGGCTAGATACCAATTGTAAGGGCCAGTTTGAAAGAAACGGTGCAGAATTTCTTTTTGAAGATTCTAAAGATGCTGTGCTCTTTATGATGCGTTGGGGTTGACTTATAAGCAGTACGGTGTTATAATATACATATCGTTAATTACTAGGAGTTGACATGTGGTATCAATTGGTACTAATTACTAATTTGGGTGCGATAACACCTTTGGCTACGTTTAATGATTTGGGAGCTTGCCTAAAAGAACGAGCTCCAATTACCAAAACGGCACAATATTCAGCAGAGTGTTTGCCCACACAAAGTCCCGAAGAACTCAAAAAGCAAATGCAATCGCATCTTAAAATGATGAATGAGCTGTTGCAAGATCTACAGAAAACACAAAAATGAATTCCTACATTGCCTATTTTGATTCTTTAGGTTTTGAGTATATTTTCAATCACACGAACTTTGAGCATCAACGACTGATGGCAGCATTAGCCGGTGAAACCAAACGAGTGGCTACAGAAGTACCGCAGTGGAGTATTTTGCGGGCCCGTGCAAACCCGCAGAGGTTCCCGGAGATTTGGGTCTTTGAAAGTGATATCCCACACGAAGAATTAAACAAACTGTCTGAGAGCGATCCTCAGATGCTGGCAAACGCAATCCGTAAGTGCGGACATTGTGTTTTTAAAACTCCAAGAGAGGACTCAGTAATAGTATGAAAATCGGATTTAGTTTTGGTCGCTGTATTCGCGACATTGTCAACGGTGAAGTTGGCTACGACGATGTTGCTTGGATCATTTCAGGCACAGCTCTTCGCGATGAAGAAGCAGTTAGATTTTGTATTCAAGACTATCTTTATCGTCGTGATTACCTAGAAGGTCTAGATGAAACAAAGTGCATGGATGTAGGCCTGCAATTATTCAAAGAAGGCAAGGTATTCCAACCTCGTCTACAAGAAATTCGGGCGTTCCGTATTCCCGAAGGTGCTGTATGGGCAGACATGTTCCCTACCAATATGGCCAATAACCATTCGGCCAAGACAGCATGGGACGCCTATAGATTTATGCTACATATGACAGTACAGGTGCCAGAAGATGTAAAAGAAAATTGGAAAGGACGAACATGACAATGATCAAAGAAGGCAGTAAATGGGATAACGGTCAGGGAAAGATATTTCGAGTGCTACACACAATCGAAGTAGAGGGACACACCTGGATTCATTATATAAAAGATAATGCTCCAGAAGATGAAACTCGAGAATACAGTTGTTATCTAGAAAGTTTTCTTTCTAGATTTAACCCACTGCCGGTATGATACACTTAAATTTCAGCATAGACAATCCCTGGCGTCGATCGAGGTTCTACTATCTTGGCAATGTTAACGGACAGCTTACTGAAAATAAATGCTGGGAGATAGAACAATATCTATCTGGCGGCCTAGTTGAGTTTGAATTTAACTTTACCGTTAGACAAGATCATGCAGGATGTGAATTATCTTTAGGCCTGTTAGGCTATAACATACATTTTAATTTCTACGATCGACGACATTGGGACAACGAAACAAACAATTGGAAAACCTATGAAAATCAAATTTGACAAAAACACAATGCCAGACGAATTGTACAATTCACTCCTACAACATTTTGTTAATGAAGCTGTGGGGCTTGGTGTTGAAGTAAACAAGTTTACAGAATTTAACAATTGGGTAGTTGAGTGTGAGGTTGCTGCCAAAGAAAGTGTACACTGATGTCTGAAGAAACTATTTTCTACGTTAAGAAGGGCCGGCGCTATGTTCCACATAGCTCGTACTCTTCTGAGTTTTGCGACAGCTTTACCAAAGGTACACATCTAGTACAGGTATATCCAGGCGGCCAAAGTCGTAGATTTAATATCAATCCTGCCTATGCAGCCATGATCGCAGCGGGGCGAGTTGCTGAAGATACTATCAGTGAAGCATTAAGAAAAGCCAGTGATCTTCGGCCTAAGAGTAAGCCTCTTACCCTAGGCCAAAAATCCGCTTGGGAAAATCTAGTTAAGGAATTCGGCGAAGAAGCACATATGCTCGAATGGCCCAGTGCCCGCGAAGCCTGCGAAGCGGCTGTTAAAGCCATGCAAGAAGAAGCTGACAAATTAATGACTCACGAAAGTGTGCGCAAGGCCTACAATCACTTTATTTTGATGTGCGAACTTACCAAGGAAAAACATGAATGATTCTACAAAAGACAGAATGATAGAGTTAATGGAACCCATTGAACGACAGATCATGATGTGCGACGATAGGAATGATCAACTGATGTTGGCCTGTGCTATGATGACCACAGTCAAGGATATATTTGATCTCCATATTGGCGAAGATGGAAGAAAACAGATGTTCCAAGATTTTGTATGAATGAAACAGGGCTTATCACCTGTTTTGGCTGGACTGTAGGTGCATTTGCTATTAACTGATAGTATAATTACTAGATATGATAAGTAATAGTACCCAAGGAGCAGCAGTGAAAAAAATAGACGAATTTAACGCCAGCGATCGAATTGGCATAAAATTACTGGAAAATTCAGTTCACTTTCTAACCGGAGAAATTACCGAAGAAAATGTCAACGAATGTATCAAATGGATTGTTTTTGAAAATCTAGATGCCAAAGAAAAAGTTCTTACCCTGTATGTTAATTCATCGGGCGGAGATCTCTACCAGGCGTTTGCTCTCATAGACATCATGCGAAACAGCAAACACGTTGTTCGTACAGTGGGTATAGGAAGTGTTATGAGTGCTGCATTTTTGATTTTCACTAGCGGAGACCAAGGGGAAAGACACCTTGCTGCCAATACAGGAATCATGTGTCATCAATTTGCCGGAGGCGGTAGCGATGCTAAGTTTCACGATCTAAAAGCAGAAATGAAAGAAAATGAGTTGTTGAACAAGAAGATGGTTGAAATACTTAAAAACGCAACTGGATTAGCACCATCAAGAATTAAATCAAAACTACTACCAGCTAGTGATGTGTATCTAACAGCACAAGAAGCTATCGAACTCGGCATTGCCGATCACTTAATCTAAAAGGTCAAACATGGAAGTTGTAAGCATTAACAGCAGACGCAAAGAACAGATACAAGAAGAAGAACAAAAGAAGGCCATGTTGGCAGTTGTAGACTTTATTAGGCAGGCCATTGATCAGGGCCTTATAAAAGAATTTGTAGCCTGCTCAATAGACGATAGTGGAGAGTGCCAAATTCATGTGGCCGCAATGGATCTTCCGGGCAGTATTGGTCTATTTGAAATCGGCAAACACATACTTATTTCCGGTGATGCGGAATAAAACTTAAGAATCGTTAAAAAATTCATTTTTGATAAATAAATTTGTAGTTTTACAAAATTCATTATTCAAGGAGGAATTTATGAAAATGTCCGGACAACAGTTTGTTGAAGAATTATGGGAAGAAAACCAGGTTCTTTTCAAAGCTAGCCAAATTCAAATTAAAGCATTCTACGATAGCAATCCTAGCAAAGATCGGTTACACAAGAACTTTGTTCGTAGAATGACCAACGAACGTATGAATATGGTTGAAATCGCCAAAGCGATTGCAGCATCATCTTACGATAAAGAACCAAGAGAATTAGTAGCACTAGCTAAACAAATGCTAGATGAAGCTAATCATTTCCGCATGGTACACGATATTGTTCCACATGTAAGCGGTAAAGAAGTAGATTTAGCCAATGATATGTCTCTAGAATTAGCTGACCTTACAACTAAAGGTGCTAGAATTGCAGAAAGATACAATGTAGAGAACGATGAAATTGCATTAGGTTTATATCAAGCTATTGTAGAAGGACATGCTAGTTGTAATTGGCAGGTTATGGCTGATTCTTTGACAGACCCTGTGTTAACTACTACCTATGCAAAAATTGCTGCCGACGAAAGATTCCACGCAAGAGTAGGTAAAACAAGCCTAGCCAAGTTGTTAGACACTGAAGAAAAGCAGGCATATGCTCGCGAGCTGGCTAAAAAAATGAGAAAAGATCTCTACGTTATAAACTGTGGCGGAAATATTCCAATTGAAGAAAGTCGTCAAATGATCGAAGAGTTTTACGGTGAAGACTGGCTAGACAGTGATCATAAGACAGTTTCTCTAAAAGAAATATACTAAGGAGATATTATGTTAAAATTTGGTACAGCACAATTAGAAAAAATGGTAGAAGATGGATCAGAGTTTACAACTAATGTAAAATCTTTTGTTGAGAAATTAGAAAAAGACTCCGAGCCATTATTCCAAGCATCAGAAGCACAGGTTAAGGCCTTTTACGAAAATACAGACACTAAAGATCTAGTCAAGCATTTCCAGGGTCGTATGGTATGTGAAAGAATGAACCTTGTTGAAATTTGTAATGCTATTGCAAATGCACCGTTGGATATGGATCCTAGAGAGCTACAGCTTCTTAGCAAACAAGCTCTTGACGAAGCCAATCATTTCCGTATTGTTAAAAAAGTAGTAGAATATCTAGGCGGTGAAGAAGTCGACATGGCATCTGCAGTTGAGTACGAAATGACAAAAAATAAAGATATCAAAGGTGCTAAACTTTTGGAAAAATACAGTTGTCAAGAAGACGAAATCGCACTAGGTGTATATCAGTTGTTGGCTGAAGGTCGTGCTGCTCGTAATTGGCAGATGATGGCCGATACAGTCCAAGACAGTTTTATTGCTGAAAGCTATGCTAGAATTGCCAAAGACGAAAAGTTTCACAGCAAACTAGGTCGTCGTCGTCTAATGCAATTATGTGATACAGTTGAAAAACAACAGCATGCCATAGAAGTTGCAGAACAGATGAGACTTGATCTTTTCGAAATTAACTGTAAAAATACCGTTGAACTCGAAAGCAGCAGAGTTATGATGAAAGAAGCATACGGCTACGAAAAAGAAGTAGCATAATAGTAATCTAGTCAATTACGCTTAAAAGCCGGCAACTAGGTTGACCGGCTTTTTTGTTGGCTGTATAATAGTATTATAGGAGAACAATCATGACTACTAATACACAACTACCAAACAGAATTTTTTACACAGGAGTCCCCGGAAGCCGATGGAGTGGCATTGCTCAATGGCTTGAACGAGTTGTTCCAGGATTTAACATTTCAGATCGAACAGCAGAAAGAACATTTGGACATTGTGTAGCACATCCCGGTTTGCCTGCAGGACACGAAGGTGCATACTTTGGTACAGGTATGGAGTTCAAGACAGAATTAGATGATCCTGAATACATTGATAAACCTTGGACAGAATCTGGCGGTTGTCGAATTATAAAAAGTCATGAGTGGGCCTTGCAACTAGACAAGATAAAAGAACTGTATCCTAATGATTGGATTATGTTGGTCTATCGTCCAGATGAAGTCAGCAGTGCTTGGTGGCACACGATTGGCGGTTTCAATATTCAATATCCCAGGTACGACCATTACGTTGACGCCATTGGCATGAACAATGCTATACGTTTACAGAATCAAGCAATTTTAGATTTTGGAAAACGTCACGATGCGGTATGGTATCAGGTCAGCAGTAGATTTTTAAAAGACCAATTCTCTGTAGACGCTGACGGCTTGCCAGATCACTTCAACGATATCCTTATCACTGTGATCAAGTAATGTTGTAAAAATGCCACATAATGTGGCCATATTTTAGTTGACACATAAATAAAAAGACAGTACAATACATACAGTTGGTTAGGAAGGCGACAAAATTTATTTTGCCTAAAATGCAAATAGAGGTTGACACAGAGACTAAATAACTGTATAATTAAAACATAGACAGCAAGGTGTTGTCTATAAAAGGAAAAAGAAAGCAAATGAAACTCAGATCATCTTTTAGTCATTTTAATTCGATACCTAAGCAGGTAGGCGTGATGGCCTCTTGCTGGTTAGCGATTAATAGTCTATCATATGATCGTACACCAGAGCTAGAGTCGGGGTCCGTGGAGATGTTAGTGTAAACAAAAAATACACTTAAACTTCAAAGGACCCCAGGATTAAACACCCTGGGGTTTTTGCTTTTATAAAGGAAAAAATGACAGAGATAAATTACGAAAAATTAAACGAACGAATTGTAGAACAGGCTTATGAAACTGCTTTTGGGGAAATGTCCAAAGAACAGCTTCAAAAACTTATTCAAGATAAGTTTGAACGTGCTAGAAAATATCACGAAGCGTTAGCGAAAGCACCAACGTTTAGTGTAAATTAGCAAAAGTGTTAAGGGAAACGAGGTCCCAGTCTGCACTCAAAACATGGACGAACGGGCGGCCTATCGGATGGAACTCCTTTTCTGGAGCTAAAAATGGTAGCGTATTAAAGCATTCTTTACGAACAGTCAGACTAAGTAGTTTAGAATGTTTTAATACACACATTCCAAAGAGTGTGTTAGGGAAGTGTGCGCTGAATTGGTTGAAGGCAACGGACTGTAAATCCGCCACATAAGAAACATTGTAGGTTCGAATCCTACCGCTTCCACCAAAATGTAGGTTGACTTTTTTCTAGATTGGTGTTATACTATTAATACTGAGAAACTTAAAAAGGAAACCAAATGCAATCGTATCGTGTTTATGTTGAAGTAGGTTCTTATACTAGCGAAGGTACCAGCGGTGCTTTCCAAACTGAGAGTCTTCGTCAATTTGAAACTGTGGTGAATGCCCAGACATCCGGAGATGCTGTTCGTATTGCACAGGCACAATATGGTGGTCAAGAACGTTGTCGTATAACGTTCCGTGGCGTTGCTTAACAATTTTAGGTCTGTTCGTATAGAGGTTATTACTGTGGATTGTCTATCCACTTACGGGGGTTCGATTCCCCCACAGACCGCCAAGTTTATTCCTCGGTAGCACAGTTGGTAGTTGCGCGGCACTGTTAATGCCGATGTCGGAAGTTCGAGCCTTCCCCGGGGAGCCAATTTGTTTTGTAGGTTCAAACCCTACTCTAAGTCAAGACTAAAAATCAGCTTAGATAGTTTAAATGGTAAAACAACAAAACTTTTAATGTATCCTTAGCTCAATTGGCAGAGTGCTGGTCTCCAAAACCAGAGGTTCGGGGTTCGAGGCCCTGAGGGTACGCCAAACAATTTGCAGCATTCGTCTATCGGTTAGGACACCAGGTTTTCATCCTGGGAAGAGCGGTTCGACTCCGCTATGCTGTACCATGTACATTATATAAGTATGAGTATGAAGCCGCATACAATTAATAGTCAAAATAATTTTATTGCCGGATGGTACATAGATCCAGAAGTATGTGATTCTATTGTGCAACAAGGTGAACGCAATCCTTCGCATTTTAATTTGGGGATCAAGCAGTATCGTGATTGTGATTTGAAAAAATTCAATCCTACATTTGAAAGTAGATACTGCAAAGAGTTGTGGCATGTGATTGAAGAATATAAAAAAGTTTATCCTTTTTCTTACAAGGAATTACATCCTTGGGGATGGACTCCGCCCCGTATACAACGATATGATCCGGGCAAGTTTTATGATGCTGAGCATTGTGAAAATAATGGATTTAAAGAATACACATGTCGTCATCTAGCGTACATGACCTATCTGAATGATATAGAAGATGGCGGCGGAACTGAATTTTTGCTACAAGGCGTAACAACCAAAGCTGAAAAAGGATTGACTCTGATATGGCCAGCTGGATGGACTCATTATCATCGAGGAGTTGTTTCCCAAACAGAAACAAAATATATCTTAACAGGTTGGCTATCGTTTGCCTGGTCTGAATAATCTTATGTGGCGGTGGCAGAGAGGCCCATTGCAACGGATTGCAAATCCGTAAAACCGTCAGTTCAAATCTGACCCGCCACTCCAAACATGGCTCCACTCGTTCGACATAGTCGATGCTGTGGAGTTTTTCTTTTGCCCCGGTAGACAAATTGGCAAAGTCGTCTCTCTCAAAAAGAGAAATTTAAATGTGGGTTCAACTCCCGCCCGGGGTACCAATTTACGGAAGTATGGCTGAGCATGGCTTAAGGCAGCAGTCTTGAAAACTGAAGGCTCGAAAGGGTCCGTGGGTTCGAATCCTACTACTTCCGCCAATACAGCCTATTAGCTCAGTGGTAGAGCACCGTCTTGATAAGGCGGGGGTCCTTGGATCGTTCCCAAGATAGGCTACCAATTTTTAAAAGGAGATCTGTCATGACAAGTGACAAGAGTGATAAGATTAGTGGGACGTTAGCTCAGTTGGTAGAGCAGTAGACTTTTAATCTATTGGTCATTGGTTCGAATCCAATACGTCCTACCATATAAAAACATACTGGATCTT